GTTGCTCAGGCCGAAAAGGACGTAGCCGCCGATAAGAAGACGTGCGAACGTGCCGAAAAGAAGCTAGCCGACAAAGAGGCGTTCTTAGAAAAGGTACGGGCACAGCAAGCGGCTCAGGCTAACGATGAACCGGCACAGATCGCACCCGTTGCGCCCCCTGCCGCGCCGACGCCCCAAGCCCCTGCCCCGACCCCTGTAGCGGCTCAGCCTGCCCAAGCGCCTGTTAGCCCGGCACCGGCACCGGCTCAGACCCCGACACCCCAACCGCCTGTACAGCCTGCCCCGGCACCGGTACAGCAACCACAAACGGGGCAAGCCCCTGTAACCCCGGCCCCTAACGCCGGGTGGACAAGTAACCAATAAAGTAAAGGTAATGCCGTATGTCAATTATAGTAGAAACAGGTGCAGGAATACCAAACGCTAATAGCTATGCTGATTTAGCGAAGGTACGCGCTTACGCCCTACTACGCGGCATTACCTTAAATACAGACGACGCCAAAGTTACCGCGCAAATTATGCTAGGTATGGACTTTATAGAGGCTAAGCGCTCAGATTACCAAGGTACAAAAACTACCGCCACGCAGTCGTTACAGTGGCCGCGTAAAGGCGTTACTATTGATTGTAACGACGTAGACGAAGACAGCATACCCAACGAATTAATTAACGCATTATGTCAAGTTGTTATTGAACAACATAACGGCGTTAATCTATCCCCTACCCGTACCGACGCGTTTATAACCGAAGACACAATAGGCCCGATCACTACAAAGTATTCGGATAGAATAGGCGGCGGGCCGGGCACCGCGCCGACCATGCCTAACGTAGAAAATAGCCTAGCCCCTTTACTCGCTACGTGTGGGCAAATCGCGGGTAGTATTTCAGTGGTGCGCGTATAATGGTGTACGAGCGGCAGACAGCTAACGCACTCGCTAAGATAAAGCAAAAAGGCCGTGAAGTTATTTTACGTACGTTTTCCCCTGCCGACGACCCGGATAGTAAACCATGGCACGTAGACCATGACGAAACAGAGACACAAGATTACACGGTTAATATTTTATTTTTACCACCTACCGGGCCTAACGCCGCGCTAGTACAAGCACTTGGCGGTACGGATATTACAACAGGGCAAGACTACGGGTTAATGGGTAATCATGGTATAACGCCTTCGGTAAATGATCGTATTTACGACGAAGACGGCGAAACACTATTACGGACAATAAGTAACGTAGACCCGTTAGCGCCTAATGGTGAAAACATATTGTATACTATTGGTTTTGAGGCGTAGAGTTATGACGACATACACCGAAGCAGTAGACGAAATGTTAACGCGGGTAGACGACGCTATAAGTACTTATGGCCCGGCTAACTTTAATTACACGCCTGAGCTAGAAATAGAGGGCGTTAGAGAAACAGACACAAAGGCGCAACTAAAAAAAGTATGGTGCCGTACTGTAGTACGTAATACCGAAGACCGGCAGAATACACTAGGTACCGACGATAGTACGGCTAACGCCGTAGAATTTATAAGTAGAGGCGTACTTATAACACAAGTATTTATTCCACGCAGTAACGATAGATTACTACCTAAAGCGCGGGTATTCGCGCAAGCTGTGCGGGATAAATTCAGACGCGCTAACGATTGTGTGCAATATCAGCGTGCAACAATGCGCGAATTAGCGCCAGAAAAACGGTGGTATAGAATTAATATTACCGTAGACTATCATTTTACCCAAACGGTAAGCAACTAGAAAGGTAACCACCATGGCAGGCCCAAACTCAAGCAGAAAAACTATTAACAGTAATGTCGTCGGCGTATCCGTCGCCGAAGAAACAGAGCCGAAAGTATTACCGGCTTCGCCTAACTGGTATGATCGTAGCGTAAACAGCTATAGCGACTTCGGTAGCGACATTACAACAACAGCCGAAGAAACTATTAACGCTTCCCGTCAAAATGAGCGCGGTAGTGTCGTAGACCTAGACGCAGACGGCGGCTATAATATCAATATGAAAAACGGCCTTACGCGCGATATGCAAGGCTTTTTCTTTGCTGATGCCCACGAAAAGATAGACACAACGCCGTTTAACGGTACGGCGATTACGCTTACTGCCGTACAAGCGTCGGGCGCGTATAAAGCTAGCTCAGGCTTAAACGCGTTTAAAGCCGGTATGCTTGTACTAGCTAGCGGGTTTACTAATCCGGTTAACAACGGACTAGGTAAAGTACCGGCGGCAGTCGCGGCAACACTGACTACAAGCCGTACTACTGTAGCAGAAACTAGCGCACCAAGTACCGCCCGCGTGCAACAAGTCGGCTACGAGTTTGGTAGTGGTGACCTAGCGCTAACTGTTAGCGGCGGGCAAGCTACGCTTACGTCTACCGCAAATAAATGGGCAGACGTAGACCTACAGCCGGGCGAATTTATCTTTATTGGCGGTGACGCGGCTAATACGTTCTACGGGTCTGGTTACGGCTATGGCCGCGTGTTATCCAAATCTAATAGCGCTTTGGTGCTAGATGATGTAACTTGGGTAGGTACGCCAGTAGCTAGCACGCCTATCGCCAACGACGCGGGTACGGGTAAAACTATTCGCGTGTTCTGTGGGCAATTTATTCGTAACGAAGACGACCCCGCGTTAATCAAGTGCCGTACTTATCAAGTAGAACGTACATTAGGCGAAGACGATGACGGTACGCAGACAGAATACCTAGTAGGTGCCGTAACTAACGAGTTAGCGTTAAACATTCCACTAACTGAATTGCATACCGCCGATTTTACTTATATGGCGTTAGACAACGAACAACGTACCGGTGACGAAGGGGCAAAAGCGGGTACCCATATTGGGGCACCAAAACAAAAACCGTATAACACTACGTCGCATGTATTCGTACTTAAAATGTCTATTCTTGATAGTACCACGCTACAGCCTACGGGATTATTTGGGTATGCCTCAGACGCGTCGTTATCTATCACAAATGCGGCTACAGCTACCAAAGCTATTGGCGTGCTAGGCGGGTTTGACATTACGGTAGGTAACTTTACCGTAGGTGCGTCAATTACGGCCTATTTTACTACAGTAGCTAGCGTTAAGGCTATACGTAATAATAAAGACGTAGGTTTTACGGCTATTCTTGCTTCGGATAATTCCGGGCTTGTTTATGACATGCCGTACGCGGGTGCCGGGGGTGGCCGCTTACAGGTAGAAAAAGACGCCGCGATTACATTACCGGTAGAGAGTACCGGCGCTCGTAATGATCTTGGCTATACAATGTCGTATACGTCATTTGATTACTTGCCAAACCTAGCCATGCCGAAGTAAGGTACACGCGAAGCATACCGGGCGTGCTTTTAATGAGGCACCGCCCTTTTTACAGAAAGGCAACACCATGCAATTACGCAGTAAGTATAAGACTAACACTAAGGCGTGTAACGTAGGCTCTTGGATTGAATTTAACGACTTCCCTAACAACGACGCAGAATACGATGATAAGGGTAACGTAACAAAAGCGGCGACTATACCCGCGTTTAAAATGGCCCGTAAGTCTAGTCACAACGCCAAGTACGCTAAAACTATGCGCGAAGTTACCAAAGAGGTAAACACAGCTAACGGTGTAAAACAATTAGACGAATTAACCGAAGAAGAAAGCGAACAAGTAGAATTAGACGTATTCGTTAGTACGTTGCTAATTGAGTGGCGCAATTTTCAGCCCGACGAAGACGGTGTTAACGTAGATTACAGCGAAGAAAAAGCTAGGGAAATTTTCGGTAACCCGGATTGGCGTGATTTACGTACAACACTCTCAATTATGGCCGGACAAGCCGCGAACTATGCGTACAAGAAAAAGGAAGTAGAAATAAAAAACTAATCGCGGTACTTTTGCACGATGCGGGCGTAGACACCGCCGCCGAAAGTGCCGTAATCAAACAAATAGCCCGGTTCGGGGGTGCGTTACCCGATAGAGTTACCGACAAACCTAAGCCGGGCGTAGGTTTAGATTTTTACCTAATCGCTTTCTTTGACCTAGATACCGAAAGAGATTTAACGAACTTACAACCTATACCGTGGTCTGCGATTGTAGCTTACGCTAATTTGTACGAAGCAAACGTAGACGACTTAACGTATTTTATTCGTAAAATGGACAATGCTTATTTAAATAAATTAGCGGCAAAAAGAAAGGCGATACTAAACCGTAGATAACATGGCACGTACTTTAGCACAATTAGCGTCAGACTTAAACGCAAAAGCAGATAGCTTAGAAGAAGAGGCTAACGAGCTAGCTATAGACACGGCTATGGTTATGATAACACACTTAGCCTTAACCACCCCGACAGACACTACTGAGGCAGTAAGTAATTGGCAAGTTAGCCTTAATACTCCAGTGCCCACAAGTGGGCGTATACGCCCCCATACATTAGGGGGCGAACGTAGTAGAGAGATTACAATAGGCGAAGCGGCAGACATACTAAACCGCAAGAAGCCCGGCGAAAATATCTATATTTCTAATGTACGTGAAGACTATAACTATATAATTAGACTTAACGAAGGGTCTAGCGATCAACACCCCGGCGGGTTTATAGAACAAGCTGTAATGCTTGGACGCGAACATGTTAAAGAGGCGAGTTTATAACATGACAGACGAACGTATAGATATTGAGGTTACCGACAAGGTAGACCCCGGCACGGCTACAAAGCTACGCGACATTGCGGCGGCGGCTACCGAAGCAGACACAGCGTTAGGGCGACTTAAAAAGAACTCAGGCGACGTAGACAGTAGTGCCGTGGAAAAGTTAGAAAAAGCGGCTAGCCAACTTACTAAAGAAACGAGCGACCTAACTAAAGCTAAGGTAGTAGACGAAAAGGCGACTAAGAAGGCGACTAAGGCCAACGAAGACAACGCCAAAAGTCTTAAGAACGTAGACGAAGCAGTAGAAAGCGTAATAGTAGACCTAAAGGCCGGTGTACCCGCTACTACGGCGTTACGCGGTGCAATCGCCGGGTTACTAACTACAGCGTTACCGTTAATCGCTATTACTGCCGCGCTAGCCGGGGCACAAGCGCTACTAAACAACATACTTAACGGTAACAAAGAAAAAGTAGAAGAATACGAAAATGCGATAGGCGACTTACAAGATAGTATTAGCGAGCTACGCGACGTTAACCAGTTAGCTAGTAGTGACTTAGAAGAACAAGCCCAAGTATACGGCGGTACCGAAGAAGAAATACGTAGTTATATCGCCGCACTACAGGCGGTTAAAGAGCAACGAGCTAACGAGCAATTACGCGAAACGCTTGACCTGTTAGGCGAGATAAAGTTACTTGGCCGGTTTGAGATCGCTATAGGCGGTATAAACGCAGGCGGGCACAGACAACGAAATAGCATTAGTTTTTTACGTAATGAACTTGGCTTAACCCGCGAAGAAGCGAAAGCGCTAAACCAAGATTTTGTTAGCTTGCGTAACGCTTCGTCATTTGAAGAGGCGGCAGAACACGCGGCTAACTTACGCGAAAAAGTAACGGCTATTGGCGGTGAATTTGCCGATAGCGTATTACCTACGCTTGTCGATTTTGAGGGGCAGGCGCGTAGTGCCTTTGCTACAGTAGAAGAAGGGGCTACCGACGCAGAAAAAGCAATAGACCGGGCAGAACAAAGCATGGCCCGGCTAGTCGAAAGATTTGACGCCGCGAATAGTACCGCCCAATTACAGTTAGAATTTAGAGGCGACCCGGTAGGGCTTGCCGGAGCGTTAGCTGAGCAAGAGGCTTTACGCGCACAATCGTCCCTACGCGGTGCCCCCGGTGCAGACATAGGCGAATTAGACGCCCAAGTAGCCGCCATACGACAGCAAGCCGAAGAGACTGAAAAGTTACGGCAACGCACTATTGCGCTTAATGAAGCTGAGCGACAACGGGCGGCAGACAAGCGCAAAGCAGACGCAGACGAAAAGAGACAAGCCGACCAAAAACAGCGCGACGACGAACGGGCACAGCGCCAAGCCGAAGCCGCGTTTAAACGCCAACAGGGTCAGTATGATCGCTTACGTAGCACTATACTTAATTTTGACGATAGCGACGCGGGTAGAATAGCGCAAATACGCGAAGTAGAGAATAAGCGCGTAGAGATTGTACGGGAAAGCTTACGCCAGAATGTAATAGACCATACACAAGCGCAAGCGGATATAGTAGCTATACAGCAACAAGCGGCACGCGATATTAACGCCGTTAAGTTTCCCGGTGGCGAAGCTATACTAAATAACCTTCGTGGCCCTATGATGGAATACGAAGAGACAATACGGACGCTTAACGAGCTAATGCGACTAGGTAAGATCACAGCCGAAGAGTACAACGCCGTTCTAGCTAATACAAGTGTGGGCAGTGGCATACAGGATATAGAACGCCTGCTAAAGCCTGATTTTGAATTAGAGATAGAAGACTTAAATACGTTTTACGAAGAACGGTTTAGAATTATTGACGAAGCACGTAGGGCAGACCTAGCTAACAAAGAATATTACGATAGCTTACAAGTAGAGTTAGAGCGTAAAAAACAACAAGAAATTGTAGCCATAGAACAAGCACGACACGATATGGTGTTAGCCGCGTCAACGCAGGGGCTTGGTGACTTGTCTTCGTTAGCTAAAGCGTTTGCGGGGGAACAAAGCGGAATATACAAAGGATTGTTTGCCGCACACAAAGCGTTTGCCACAGCCGAGGCAATAATCAATACAGAGCGCGCGGTAAGCTCGGCTTTAGCTGACTACCCCTTCCCAATTAACTTAGTCGTAGCGGGCGCGGCGGCGGCTCGTGGTGCGGTGTCTATTGCTAAAATAAACGGGGCCGGTTTTATGGAAGGGGGCTATACGGGCAACATTCCCACAACAGCAATAGCCGGGGCGGTGCACGGGCAAGAATACGTGTTTGACGCGGCGGCAACTCGCCGTATTGGGGTAAGTAATTTAGAGGCACTACGTACCGGGGCTATAAACGACAATGCGGGTATACATCGCTCGTTTAGAGAAACCGACGGAGGGGTAAACCGGCTACAAATGTCTATGCCTAACATCGTAGTTAATAACAACGGAACCCCGCAAACATACAGCGTACAGTCTGTTACGCAAGAAGAAATACGACTAATCGCACAAGACGTTGTGCAAAAAGACACACCTAAACTTGTTACTAGTCAACTTAGTCGGGCTAATAGTCCTATTAGTAAATCCTTATCTCAAAATACAAACACAATACGTAAGCGCTAAAATGGAAATACAAACATTATCTACACGATTTAACAGCAACGGTTACAATGTTAACGTAGCGGCTACGGCGTTGCATCATAAACTAGACGGCGGGCCGGGCAGATTTAAAGCAGATTACGAAAGTAATACGCACGAAGTTACCGGTAGCTTTACAGTTAACAGAGCTAACTATGACTATCTTATGTCTTTTTACCGTGTACATAAAAATGGAATACCATTTTTATGTAACCTAGTAATTGACGGTAGCTTACCTGAGTTGTACATATGTCGATTTATTCCCGGAGAATTTAGGGTAACAGGCGTACAGGGCTATACTTATACAATATCTGCTAGCTTAGAGGTAGAAAACAAACAAGTAGACACGATTTTCGATGAAAATGTGCTAGCACTTATAAACTACTATAGCGGTAGTACTACTAGTCTTGTTTATCTAATAGAAACCGTGTTACCTTTAACAAAACTATTTGAGTAATTAAATGCTACTATCTGAATACATAGGCTACTTTCTTAGCTCTAGTACTAACGAAGTGTTATTTGAGACAATAGAGATTACGCATAGTGCGTTTAGTCGTGATTACTTATTAGTTAGAAATAAAGACATTGGTTTAATCGCGGAAGACGGTAATAAAATCTATGAATACTTCCCATTTGAGGTTAATAAGTCTAACGCAGAAAACACGCTAAGTTACGGCTTAGACGTGTTAATCGGCGACCTAAGCGACACTATACCCACAGAAATAGAGCGGGCAATAAGTACAGGCACAACTAACGAGACACCTACGCTTATTTATCGCGCATACAGACAGAGTAACTTAGTCGGGCCTGTAATCGGGCCGGTTTACTTGGATATAGTAGCCGTAACCGATGGACAGAATACACGTATTGAAGCTAGGGCGAGAGAACTAAACGAAAATCAGACGGGCGAACTGTACTCATTAGACAGATTTCCGATGTTAGCGGGGGTAATCGCGTAATGACCTATCACACTAGTAAAGTATACAATAAAGACACGTATAATTGTGTACATTATGCAATAGAGGTATTAAACAAAATTAACTCTACAAAATTAACTGTAAGTAAAACTATATGGGAAGTAAAAGAAAATTTACGTAAAGCGAGCAAGATAGAAAAGGGGGTCGTTATTTTGCTTGCTAACAAGTTAACAAACACGTCGCATATTGCCGTTGCTATTACCCGTAATTTAATTATGCACTTTACACCGTTAGGTAGTGTATGCTGTACTAAACAACAACTAACTTTTATGTACGAAATAAGGGGGTATTACCGTGCTAAATAGCTATTACGTATACGACGATCAACTAAACAGCGTAAGCAATGCAACGAGTGAAATACATTTGTTACGTTTTATGGTAGAAAATGATTTAGTCGAGTACACCGTATACCACAACAGTATTGACGTAGGCAGTACTGTACAGCTAAACACAGAGAAAGAACTGTTATACGCACAAGGTCTTGTCGGCGACTTCTTCTTAGTTGAAAAACAACAAGACCCGATAAGTATTATTATCGCGGTTATTAGTGTAGCTATTAGCGTAGCGTCTTTGCTACTCGTACCGCCTACGCCCACGCTACGTAATACACGGCAAGAAAGCCCTAATAACGGACTTAGCGAAAGAACAAACCAAAGCAGAATATTAGCCCGTATACCTGATATTGTGGGCACAGTGCGGTCTACCCCTGATTTACTAGCACAACCGTATAAATTTTACATTAATCACCAAGAAGTAGAATTAGCGTATATGTGTGTTGGTATTGGTAATTATCAAATACCAGTAGAGGAAGTAAAGGACGGTAGTACACCAATACAAGATATAAACGGAGCAAGCGTAGAGATATTCGGCCCGTATACTAGCCCTAACTATGGGCAAGCGCAAGTTACTATAGGTAATGCGATTAGCGAGCCTGTATATTCAGTTTATAGAAATAATAGTTTTAATGGACAAACTATACTTGCAAGTAATGACCCCAAGTTACTTGGGAATAACAACGTTGTTTTTCGGACGCCAAATATAATAGAAATAAACAACGGCGACGGTAGGCACGATTTAGAACAAGAGTTAGCAGACATTACATCTAACACACAAATCGAAGTAACAAACGCTAATGACGTTACTTCGATTAATCCTATAAGCATAATGCCTAATGCTACTTTTAGCGAAACGGGTACTTTATCCGGGTTTAATACGGATGATTTTAACGCAAACGACACAATAACGCTTGTAGGGTCGTCTTTCTTAGTTGGTGGCGTTGAAATTATTACACGCACAGAAACCCGTACTATCTCTATACCGGGGGAACCAGACATAGAGATACCTAACGAAGTGATAGAGAGTGTGATTGACACCACAGAACTAATATCGTTAGATGGTACGTATGTTATTACGGAAAAAACTAGTGGTAGATTACAGCTACAAATAACGGGTAATAATAATTGGGCTAAACTGGCCGACGTGCAAGATACGGCGTCGTTAGCACAAACTATTACAATAAATAAAGGGGGTGTTTCTGAGGCAGTTACACTAGACGGTAGTTACACCGTAAATAACGTAGAAATACAAAATAACTTAGCTAGAATTTATGTAAGCAATCCAAGCGATGAATGGCAGGGATTAGGCTTACCTACTTCTATATTTGGTGGCTTTACGTCGCCGTTAAGTAGTCGAATAAGTACTAATACTAATAACACAATAGGCCCGTTTGATTTACGCCCATTACGCCAAAACTTAAACCAAATCGTAGTTAATCTTGTTGCACTAAACGGATTGTATAAAGACGACGGCGAACAACAAATAGCGGAAAGCGTAAACGTACGTATAAGCGTAACTGTAAGACAGCAAAGTAACGGCGTTTTACTACAAAATGTTAATAAGACGACGACGCTAAGAGGCACGAGTAACCATAGAGGATTACGAGCAAAAACTGAACGAATAGCGATAGCTTCGCAAAGTGAATTGTGCTATTATGAGGTAAGTGTAACACGAACTAGTTTAACAGACTTAGACTTTGAAGGTAGCGTAGTTGACGAAATAAAGGTAAGTGAGGTATACGGTCTAGCCGTAGTAGACAAACAACACTTCGGTAATGTTACTACAGTACAGAGCTTAACCTACGCGACAGAAGGGGCTTTGACCGTAAAATCTCGCAAACTTAACATGTTGGTTAGCCGTAGATTACCTACTTATCTTACAGAAACTAATACTATGTCTGATAGCGACGTAACAACAAGCAACGCTCTAGACATTGTTTCTTACTTAGCTTTATCGGAATATAACGGAAGAGGGAATACTACTTACTTAGATTACGAAAGTATATACAATACTCTACAAGGGGTTAAAGATTACTTTGGTACCGAAGAGGCCATTAACTTTAACTATACGTTTGATAACCAAGATTTAACTTTTGAAGAACAAATAACAAGCGTAGCCAACGCTTGTTTTTGTGAAGCGTATAGAGTAGGCGGCGTGATACATTTTCGATCGGAGTTAAGCGACAACGAGGCTATATTATTGTTTAACCACAGAAATAAGGTGCCGCGAACCGAAACTAAAACCACAACCTTCGGTAACCAAGATAGATACGACGGTGTAGAAGTAAGTTACAGTGACCCAACAAACAACGACGTAATAAATACAATAAGTGCACACGTTGACGGGCCGGGTAACGTAATTACCAGACCTAACCGGGTACAAACTGTAGGGGTACGGAACTACGCTAAAGCACATTTTATATTAATGCGAGCTGTAAACAAAATAAAGTATCAACATACTAGCGTAGAGTTTACCGGACTAATGGAAGCGAACTTATTAATACGTAACGACACCGTAATTAATACAGACGCAAATAAAGCCGAAAAGACGTATGACGGTGAGATTACGCACGTAGACGACGGCTTTGTAGCTATTTTAAGTAGGAAACTATTATTTTCTACAAATAAACAATATATAATGTTTATACAGTATGCTAGTGGCATTGTGGGCAGTATGCCTATTACCCCCGATGAATACGACACACCAACTAACCGGGTAACAATGCAAGAAACCCCGTTAGTACCGCTACTGACTAACGCAGACGACACCTATGTTAACAGTTTGTTTAGTATACAAGAGGTGGACGGTAGCGATCTATTAACTAAAAAATACTTAGTTTCACAAATTAATGATAATAACGATAACACTTTTAGTTTGTCATTAACTAATTTTGACGCTAGATATTATCAAAATGACCGTGACCTGTTAGACGGCACGATTACACTAAATGGAGATTAGCCTTATGACTACCCTTACCCCCGAAGTATTGGCAAACGCGTACAGTGACGTAGTTAACTTACAGGCTGTAATTAACGGTGCGACTAATGATACAGTAAGCTTACGAGACGGCACCGTAGTACAAACCTTACGCGGGCTGTTAAGTGCTTTAGAATTAGGCTTATTATCCGCAACAGTCGGTGAAATTGATACACAATTTACAAGCAAGATGTATATAAAAACAGGGGTACCGTTTACCGCGCCCTTATCCGT